TGATTTAGCCAAAATACGCCGCGAAGCGGTCCGCTGGATGATTTTATTAACGCTGAATAATGCCAGTCCGGTGGGTGCGTTTGAAAGCATCGTGCTATCGGTAGTTCAAGCCGAATACCCGGACGCGACGCAGGATGAGGTGCGCAAGAATCTGGATTATCTGGAGAAGCGGAATTTAATCAGTGTTCATAAGCACCCTGATGGCCGCTGGTTTTGCGAGCTGGAGCGCTACGGCATGGATGTGGTTGAGTATACCGTCGATGTGGAGCCGGGTATTGCACGGCCGGTGAAGTATTTCAATGCCTAAGCCATCCGCAATTGACGGACTGACGCCAGAGCAACGTACTCAGTTTGAATCCGAGCTGATCAAGCGCAACTTTAAGGATTACACGGGCCTGGTCGAGTTTCTGGCCACCCGTGGGCTGGAGATTTCGCGCAGTTCCGCCTATCGGCACGGTTCTAAATTGCAGCGCCGGTTACAGAACGTACGCAACTCGACCGAGGCGGCGCGGCTGATTGCCGAAGCAGCCCCTGATGATGCGGATTTGCGATCAGCGGCGGTGATATCGCTGGTGCAATCCGAGCTGTTTGATGTGATGGTGACGTTGCAGGATCTGGATGAGGCGGAACCGTTTGAACGGGTTGGGCTGCTGAAAGAATGCGCACGGTCGGTGCTGGATATGACAAAGGCCAGTGTGTTGCAAAAACAATGGGCTGAAAAAGCCAAGGCCAAGCTGCAAGCTGCGGCGGCAGAGGCTGAGCCTATCGCTAAAAAGGCCGGGTTGTCCGACTCCGATTGGGCTGCGATCCGGGCCAAGTTCCTGGGCGTTGAAGTCGAGGCCGGGTAATGGTCTTTTCTCAATTAGATGCGTTATTGGCAATAATGTTTGCGCTGTTAATTACGTTGGCCAGCTTACCTAGAAGCGGAAAATGAGCGAAGTAGAACCGGTCACTGTAGAGCCTATCGAGGTTTCGGCAGGTGAAAAAAAAGACCTGCTCGATTTGGTTGATGAGCAGCAAGCGTTACGCGCTACGCGTAAGTTGCCGCCCGAGCAAGTCCCTAAAATTCTGCTGCCTTATCAAATCCGCTGGCACCTGGATCAATCTAATGTCCGCATCGCGGAAAAGTCGCGCCGAATTGGTTGGTCATGGGGCTGTATCGCGGCTGAAGGCGCGTTGGAAGCGGCGGCCGAGCGCGGCATGAACCAGTATTACATGGGCTATAACATGGGTATGGCCGCTGAGAATATCGGCGATGCGCTGACCTTTGCCCGCGCGTATGGAATGGTTTGTTCTGCAATCGATATTAGCCGCGAGCGCGAAGTAAGGCGCGAGGTAAAAAATGAAGTGATCAGCGAAACGCGGCAAGATATTACCCGGTTTCGGCTGACGTTCGCCAGCGGCCATATTTATGAGGCGCTATCGTCGTCGCCATGGAACTGGCGAGGCCGTCAAGGTCATGCATTGATTGATGAGGCGGCGTTTCACCGCAATTTGCGCGAGGTGATTAAGGGTGCGCTGGCGTTTTTGATGTGGGGTGGCCGGGTCGATATTATCTCTACGCATAATTCCGAAGAGAATGATTTTTTCGATTTAATACGCGAGGTTAAGGCTGGCAAGCTACCGACATGGAGCTTGCATCATATCGATTTTGACAAAGCGATTGCAGAGGGATTTTACAAGCGTATCTGTCTGGTGACGGGCCGTGAATGGACTAGGCAAGCTGAGCAAAAATGGCGGGATGAACAATATGCGAGCTATCCCAGCCAGGAAGATGCTAATGAGGAGTTGGGCTGTATCGCTAAGCGCGGTTCCGGCGCTTATTTTACGCGAATGCTGCTTGAGCAATGCATGATTGATGATGTGCCGGTGATTTGCTGGTCTAAGCCGGCCGAGTTTGTCACTGATGAGAATCGGCTGACAGAAACGGCGCAGTGGATTACGGATAACCTGAAGCCGGTTATCGATAATATGACGATGCACAAGACGGTCTATGGTCAGGACTTCGGTCGATCTGGCGATTTGTCGGTGATAGATATATTGCAAAAACGCGACCCTGCCCGCTGGACGATGGCGTTCAAGCTGGAACTGCACAATATTCCTTTTGACGTGCAAGCCGTAATTCGCGATTACGTTTTAGATAATGTACCGATGCTGCATCATGCGGCGTTCGATGCACGCGGCAACGGCCAGTCTCACGCAGAGGCCGCGTTGCAGTTGAAAGGCAAAGCCCGGGTATCGTGCCTGATGGCGACTGCTGCGATGTATATGGAATTTTTCCCGAAATATCATCAATGTCTTGAGCAGCGCTCGTTTTTGATTGCTCGGGATGAAGACGCTATCGCGGATCATCGCCGGGTGGTGCTGGTTAAAGGCAATCCGACGATGGATAACGGCCATGATAAAGGCAAAAACGGTTTAAAACGGCATGGCGATAGTGCTATTTCCGGGTTGATGTCGTATATCGCCACGCTGGCCGAGGGCGGGCCTATTGAGTTTGAGGCTACCGGCGTTAAGCGCAGCTATTTTGTCGAGCTGGGGCAGGTTAAGGATTTGGTTAATGTCGAGCGCGGTACGGTGCGCGGAATGAATGATTTTGATGGGTTTGTGTGGTGAAAGTAGGCGTTCTATTTAACCGGTATGGCGTCTGGATCGGCGCGCATCACTCGACATACAACAAGCGGCTTTGTATTAATGTGCTGCCGATGCTGACGGTGTGGATTGTGTTTGAAGGCGGCGTTTTGCCTAAATCTAATGTTAAAAATTAAGCTATGAATATCATCGATTCAAGAACCGGAAAGCCTTTTGCCGCCAGTCAGCCTATTTTTGATGAGGTGGCCACTACTGAAAACGGCCGGGACATCACTCTAGGCTATGTCGATAGTCTGCCTTTATTGCCGACAACTGACCCGATCCAGAAGCAGCGCGGCTTCGATCTGCGCGTTTACGCCGAAACTCGCCGTGACGATCAGGTACAAACGGCCTTGCAACAGCGCAAATTGGCGTTAACCGGTAAGGAGTGGAATGTGCTGGCCGGTGGCAGTAAGCGTCAGGATAAGGCGGCGGCAGATTTTATTACCGAGCAGCTGGGCAATATCAACTTTGATCGGGCTAATGAGAAGATGCTGGGGACAGGGTTGTTTTACGGCCATGCGATGGCGGAATGTTTGTGGGCCAGGGACGGGGCGAATATTGCCTTGGCTGATATTAAGGTCAAGAATGTCAGGCGGTTCGGTTTTGCGCCTAATGGCGATTTGCGTCTGCTGACGTCGGAGAATCCGATGGGCGAGGCGGTTCCCGATCGCAAGTTTTGGGCTTTTTCAACCGGCGGGGATGATGACGATTCGCCGTATGGCCTGGGTTTGGCCCACTGGCTGTATTGGCCAACGTTTTTTAAGCGCAACGGTATTAAATTCTGGTTGATCTTTTTGGAAAAATTCGGCATGCCGACCGCTGTAGGCAAATATCCGCCGGGGTCTTTGCAAGCCGAAAAAGAAAAGTTGTTACATGCGTTGGCGGCTATCCAAACGGACAGCGGGGTCATTATTCCTGACGGCATGACCATTGATCTGTTGGAGGCGGCGCGTTCCGGTTCTGCTGATTATACGGCGCTGTATGACCGTATGGATGCGGCAATCAGCAAGGTGATTTTAGGCCATGCCAGTACGACGGACTCCACGGCCGGCAAGTTGGGCGGGGATAATATGGCCTCGGAAGTGCGCTCGGATATTACGGCGGCCGATGCGGATTTGATTTGCTCTTCGTTCAATCAATCTGTCGTTAAATGGTTGTGCGAGTGGAATTTTCCGGGGGCGGCGCAGCCTAAGGTGTGGCGTGAAGTGGAGGAAGCGGAAGACCTGAAGTCAAGAGTGGATAGGGATAAAGTGATTTACGATATGGGCTATAAGCCGACGTTGAAATATGTCACTGAAACGTATGATATGGAGGTTGAGGCTGTTAAGCCGCCAGCACAGCCGCCGACCGATTCGCCGTCGGCGGATGCCACGGCTACGCCTGATGCTGCGTTTGCCGAGGCGGATAGTATGCAGCCTGGGCCGGATGATGTTGATCCTACGCCGGTTTCGGCGATGACTGATCAGCTCGCGACCGAAGCCGGCGGTGCGTTTAAGACAATGATCGATCAAATTACTGCACTGGTGGATCAAGCTGATTCGTTAGAGGCATTGAGCGCTAAGCTGCTGGACGGTTATGGTGGCTTGGATAGTGATGAGCTGTCTAATGTGATGGCGCTGGGGTTTGCTGCGGCTGAGCTGGCTGGGCGATTTGATGTGAGTGAGGGTGGCTGATGGCTAAATTAGTGTCTGTGCTATTTGCCAGAACCGACAGCAACTATAAAAGCATCAACGGCTGTGACGTTTGGGACATTAACCGCGACGCTTTACAGTGGCCGGGCGGAACGCCCGTTGTAGCCCATCCGCCCTGTCGCGCCTGGGGACAGTTAAGCCATATGGCTAAGCCCCGTAAAAATGAGAAGGAGCTGGCGCTATGGGCGGTTGATAGGGTTCGGGAATTTGGCGGCGTTCTGGAGCATCCCAAGCAGTCAAAGCTATGGGCGGCCAAGAAATTGCCGTTACCGAATGAGGTTGATGAGTTCGGCGGTTGGACGCTGCCTATCTTTCAATGTAATTTCGGACATACGGCGGAAAAGCCGACTTTTTTATATATCGTCGGCATTACCCCTGAATCCATGCCGTTGATGCCGGTATCGCCGGGGCCGGAGGCATGTATTATCGGTTCTCATGGGCGGCGCTCCGATGGTAGCCGCTTGCAACCCGGCGATTACGGCTATCGAAAGTCATGTTTCAGGCCCGATAGGGAACATACGCCGCCTAAATTAGCCGAATATCTGGTAGACATAGCCAGGCTGTGTGAGCCATGCCGTTAACTATATCTCCTACCCAGACTGCTTTTAACGCCAGAGGCGACGGCAGTTTTAAATTGCCGTTCCCGGAACAAATCGATTTTTTTAGGCAGAAGCAAAACCTGCCTACCGAGCGTTACGATGACATTCTAAAAGAGGCGCATGATCGCGCGTTTGTGGTGGCCGGGGCAATGAAAGCTGATCTGTTGAATGATCTGCGCAAAGCGGTGGACAAAGCCATCGCCGAGGGCAAGACCATTGACTGGTTTCGAAAGGAATTCGAGGCGATTGTGCAGAAACACGGCTGGGAAGGTTGGACGGGTAGCGATACTAAGGCCGGACGCGACTGGCGGACTCGGGTGATTTACAAAACCAATTTGTCGGCCAGTTATGCCGCCGGCCGCTGGCAACAATTACACGATCCCGATCTGCTTAAAGGTCGTCCTTACTGGAAATATATTCATAACGATACGGTCCAGCACCCGCGCGAACTCCATGTAGCATGGTCAGGGACGGTGCTGCGCTATGACGATCCGTGGTGGCACACGCATTTTCCTCCCAATGGCTGGGGCTGCCGTTGCCGGGTTGCGGCGGTTACCGCCGATGAGTATACAGGCGCAAAACCGCTCAGTGGCGATACTTATACTTATATAAATAAGGATGGCAAGATGCGTACCGTACTCAATAGGGTCGATCCAGATTGGGATTACGCGCCGGGGAAAAGCAATCTTGACAAGTTGATAGGCTTTCGACAGCAAAAAATGGAAAACCTGCCTTGGCAATTGGCCCGTTCAAATGTGATGGATTTGGTCAACAGCTCTATTTTTGCTCGCTTCTTTAGCGGTGAGCTGCACGGTGAGTTTCCGGTCGCGGTGCTGCCGGTTGAGGATCAGGCGTTATTGGGTTCGGATACTGCGACGGTGTTGCTGTCGCAGCATTCTTTGTCCACGCACTTGCTTAGTCACCCTGAAATAGGTTTGGCGGATTATCGTAAGATACAGACCATTTTGGAAGAGGGTGAGGTTTATCGCCAAGGCGATGAGCGTTTGATTTATCTGGCGCTGGACGGTGTTATCTATCGGGCGGCATTAAAACGCACGATGGACGGACAGAAGAATTATTTTTTGACGCTGTTTATCGATGAGCGTGGCAAACCGCCGGGCGGGGCTGTAAAAGTTGAACGGTGACTCACCGCGCGGGAGGCACCCGCGCTTGCCCTCATCAATCGCTGCTGCGAAAGGGGTCGGCAGCCGAGCCGACGGTGAGCGGGTTAAGTATAAATCAATCATGTGGCAATCATGGAAATAATCTACGACGACGCTGAGGTAATCGCTGCTCTGCAACGTCTGCGCGATAGGGTGGGTAATATTCGCCCGGCGCTGGCCGAGATTGGCGAGATGATGACTGAGTCTACCAAGCGCCGGTTTGGTACGACAACCAGTCCTGATGGGGTGCTTTGGGCAGCTAATAGTGATGTTACTATTGATCGAAAAGGCCACGCTAGGCCACTAACAGGCGAAACCGGTGAGTTAATGGATAGCATTCATTATCAACTGTATGGGCATTATGCTGTGGAGATAGGGAGTAATAAGGATCAAGCGGCTATGATGCAGTTTGGCGGTACGAAAGAGGAGTTCCCGCATTTGTGGGGCGATATCCCGGCTCGTCCATATTTAGGTATTTCGGCGGCTGATAAAACAGAGGTGCTCGGTATTATTGAGCGTCATTTGAATTTATGATTTAAGACGGTGCGACTATTAAGGGTGTTACTGCACTATTAATAGCCACCTCTCGCAGAACCAGCCTGCGTTTGGCCTAGGCACCGTGCTGTGTACACAGCGGAGCTAGGTTATCACGCGAGCGTTATAAGATGGAAATTCGTTGCGGGAAATGTAGTAAAAAGTTGGCTGAAGGCGAGTTTATTTGTTTATCGATAAAATGCCCGAGGTGCGGTGCGATTAATCATCTGAAGGCCATCGAGCCTCTCATCAGTACGCCTAGAGCGTCAGACAAAGAGGTTTTATAATGGTAAATCCAATGATTCCCTGGGTAGGCGGTAAAAGGCGTTTGGCCAAACACATTCTGCCAATGTTCCCTGCTCATGAGTGTTATGTTGAGCCGTTTTCTGGCGGCGCGGCGCTATTTTTCATGAAAGAGCCGGTGCGTGTTGAGGTAATCAATGATATTAACGGTGAGTTGGTTAATCTATATCGTGTTGTGCAAAATCATTTAGAGGAGTTTATCCGGCAGTTTAAGTGGTCGCTAGTCAGTCGGCAGATGTATAAGTGGCTTAAGCTGGCGCACGTTGAAACGTTGACCGATATCCAAAGGGCGGCAAGGTTTTACTATCTGCAAAAAATGGCTTTCGGCGGTAAGATCTCGGGGCAGACATTTGGTACGGCTACCACGAGCGCGCCCAGGTTAAATTTGCTGCGGATCGAGGAAGAGTTATCGGCGGCTCATTTGCGGTTATCTCGTGTGTATATTGAGCATTTGGCGTGGGATGATTGTATTCGTCGGTATGACAGGCCGCACACGCTATTTTATTTAGACCCGCCGTATTGGGGGACCGAAGGTTATGGCGTTGTTTTTGAATTTGATCAGTATGCCAGGATGGCTGAATTAGCCGGATCAATCAAAGGCAGTATGATTATTTCGGTTAACGATATCCCTGAGATGCGGCAAGTATTTTCAGGTATGGAAATGTCGGTGGTTGATATTAAATATACTGTAGGCGGTAAGCAGGGCAAATCCGCGAAGGAATTAATTATCCGCAATTTTTAGATTTTTTATGACGCCGTTTTTTCCGTTTAAAATCGGCGTTTTTTTTATTTTCGCTATGCGAAAGTTAATTTATTTTTTGCGTTTCGTTTTATTCTGTATCATTCCGTTTCATTTCATTTATCTCACGGTATTGCTTTTAAATATCTCACTCCCTGTCAACTCATCCAAGCCATTGCCAATCTCGTTTTCAGCAAAGCCCAGCATTTCTTTCCAGCGTTTGGTAAAAAATACCGTGCCATTGGCTACGTCCCAATCCCAAAGGCCATCGCCTGAGCCCTCAATAGCGAATTTCCAGCGAAATTCGCTATCACGAAGCGCGTTCTCCATCTGCTTACGCTCGGTGATGTCGGTAGAAACACCGCATAAACCGTAAATACTGCCGTCTTCCCGGCGTAACGGCTGCTTAACGGTAAGATAGGTGCTGGCAATCGCACTGCCTTTTTGAATATAAGTATCTTCAGCCGCGATTCTCTCACCCAACTCAAGAACGCTACGATCATTTTTGCGCAATTTGGCCGCTGTCGTTTCATCAAAAAACACATTGTCCACTTTGCCGATGATGTTTTCCAGAGATCTGCCGAGCACTTGCCGCACCGCCTTATTAGCGTACTGGTATTGATAGTTGCAATCCTTGATATAAATAAAGGCGTCGACATTGTCGAGAATGGTGGCGAGTTTATTTTCGCTTTCCCGTAACGCCCCTTCCATCATTTTGCGCTCTGTGATGTCGGTAATGAACCCCTGCCAGAGCGTCGAGCCGTCCGCTTCCCGCTCCGGCAGCGCGTTACCGAACAGCCAGCGCACCGTGCCATCGCCGAACTTCACTCGATACTCGTAGCACCACGGAGTCAAGTCCCGCGCCGATTGCCGGATGGAGATATCAATGCCGTCGCAGTCCTCCGGGTGAAGAATGGCAAGCGCTTTGGACGCATCCTCGCGGACTTCCTCCGGACTGACCCGGTATATATCATGGATAGCTTCACTGGCGAAAGGAAAACAAGATCTGCCGTCAGGGTGCAAACGATATTGATAGACAACGCCCGGCACCCGGCTAGCGATTTTCTGAAGGCGGCTCAATGCCTCTGTCCCCGCTTCTTCCATCCGCTTGCGCTCAGTAATGTCATGCCCGCTGCATAACACCACTGGCTTACCATCCAACATAATCCGGGCCAGACTAATCATGCAGATGATTTTGCCGCCGTCCGTCCTTAGATGCACCCATTCGAAACTCTGTGTTGCGCCATCTTCAGCCGCCTGTATCAGCCGGTCGGCCTTAGCCTGCGAATATTCCCCGTCCGCTTGACGCCTAGGTGAAATATCGGCAGGATGGAGACCCAGCGCCGACGACTTATCGGAAAAGCCCAGCATCCTTATTGCGGCAAGGTTGCAATCTATAAAACGCCTATCAGCTATGATCCACATCGGTTCCGGCGACAGCGAGAACAAGGTGGCAAAACGCTGTTCGCCTTGCCTCACCTTTCGGCTCTGGACCATCAGGTTCGCTCCCCCGCCAGTCAGCAACAGCAGCAACGCGGATATCGCCACGATCCAGCCTTTGTACTGCCGCCACAGATCGGCCAAACTAAATTCGGATTCAGCGTCGAAAGGCGGCAAGCGCAGTTCTTTAAGCAAATCGGCTACCGGCGTGTAATCGGCGGGCACCGCAAAGCCGTAGATATTCATCGCCCGCGTAACCGCGGTGTCGCGTTCTAACAGGAAAAGAGCCGCGGCAACATGCCTGGCGAGATCTCCGTCGATATGAGGAAGAGAGGCAAACGGCCACTCCGGGTAAAGCCGGGTGGAAATTTGCGCCGGAAAATCAGGCCGGTTCTGATGATTTAAAATTTTGAGCTGCGCCATATCCAGCCTCCCTTCGCGCGCCATGCCTTCCAGTACGCCGCTACGCACAAAACCGGCATCGGCACGGCCGGCCAGCACGGTCTCGACAGCGTTGTCATGAGGCATGCCGGTGACGATCAGCTTGGCGTCCTGAGGCAGACGAACTCCCGCTTGCTTCAATTCATACGCCTCCATTTGATAACCGCCGAAAGAATCAGTGCTGGTCACTGCGATAGTTTTTCCCTTGATGTCGCTCAGCGTGTTGATATTGGCTTGTCCCGCGCGACTGAAAATAACGCCGCCGAATACCGTGGTTGGCAGGCCATTATCATTAACCGCCACGGTAGCGAGTGGCGCAGACAATCCGCTACGCTTGCTCAGCAGCACATAATGTCCGGGATTGGTCATTACGAAATCCAATTGACGGCTGGCGACTGCCGTATCCAGCTCGGGAAAAGTAAACGCTTCCACCACGAAATCGCGCTCCGGCATGGCTTGTTTCAATATAGAGGCCAACGGTTGCCATTGCTTAAGCGTTTGCGGCTTGGGCCGATAAGCGAGCACGCCAATCCTGACCGGCTCGCCGCCATAGGCCGGGGAAAGCGGCAATGCGATGCCGGACAGACAAACCAACACAGGCAAGGTGCGGATGAATAAAATGATATGCGGCAATTTTTCCATCAATTTATCAAAAAGTGAGTGTGCAAATGATGTGCCTATATAAACTGCAAAAGCCGGCCATCGCCTGCGTTCATGATGCAGGACATCAACGTCGACTAAGCGCGAACTCGGGCCATTAGATTTCCAGCGCTACCGATCCGCCTGTTTATAATTCCAGATTTGCAAAAGACTCAAGGTTGCCAACATCAAAAAAGCCAGTAATGTCCAGGCAGGCATGCTGAAACCGAGCATGGTCCAATCCACCTTGGCGCAATCTCCGGTGCCGCTGAGCATTAACTTGACCGTTTCGAATAAAGGGAAGTTTTGCAGCACGTACTCCAGACCGGGACCGCATTCCGGCACCTTATCGGCAGGCAAGTGCTGTATCCAAACATGCCGGGTTGAGATCGCCGCGCCGCACAACGCGGTTACCGCGCCTGATATGGCGTACGCGCTGACACCGGTCCGTCCCGGATTATGGATAGCGGCGCTTAAAAAAACCAGGCCGGTCAGCAAAATGGCAATGCGTTGGGAAATGCACAAAGGGCAAGGGTCCAGGCCTTGGACAAATTGGAAATAAGCGCCCATCGACAGCAAAAAAACACAACCGAGAAAACCCAGAAAGAACCAGATTCTGGAATTAAATCTTATCAATTTCAACATGATCATCTGCCTTTTTTAAAGGGTTTATTTATCGCTTCCAGCATCGAAGCGAGGGCGCATTGTATCACCGGTTTATTTACAATAAATTGTACATCCCATCGAGTACCAGTGAATTCGGACTGACTACGCCGATAATCTTATTGTTTTCAATGACCGGCGCCCTGACCAGGTCATAGTTGGCGAATAAACGCGAACAATAACGGATGTCCATATCGGGATGCACCGAAATCACCGGCTTGCTCATGATCTCGTAGACGTTAACCCGATCCGGCGCACGGTCTTTGGCCAACACATGGCGGGCAATGTCGCCGGAATTAATCATGCCGTATTCGTCATCGTCATGGCGTTTATTAACGACCAGCA